TCAACGGCGGCACCACCGCCGGCAGTCAGGCGGCCAGTACGACCACCGTTTTCAACGTCACGTTCAACGCGCCCGTGGACCGCGAGGGCGTGGCACGCGAAATCAGGAAGATTCTCCGCGACTACGACCGGAAGCGAGGCAACTAGTGGCGCAGCAGTGTTTCATGTTCCTCGACTGGGGCGACGGCTGGGTTGCCGTCAACGACCACGACAACGACGTGGCCGCGTTGGACGGCTTCAGCATCCAGTGGGGCACCGACGGCATCGACCAGCAGCCCGACCCGTCCGTGATGACGTTCCGGCTACGCGACTCGACCGGCTGGCTCACCGGCCGCGCCCTCACCCTGGCCGGCGCGCGCGTGCTCGTGCAGATCTCGGCGCAACCCACATGGGGCATGCTCCGCGACGACATGGGCGCATGGTCGGCGCAGCGCATGCGTTTGGACGCGATGCACCAGGCATACACGCCCGGCAACCCGTCCGGCAAGTCAAGCGCGGCGACGGCTGGCTGTTGGAGCTCAGCGCCTCCAGCCGCATGATCCTGTGGAAAAGACTGCAGAAACAAGGGCCCGTATCATCCGATGCACGCTACACGGGCCTGCATTGGGTCGGCACCATGGCCGAACGATTGACGGAGCTCAACCGACGAGCCAGGGAAGCGGACGCGCCACAGGCCAACGCCAACGGCCTCGACGCCACCGCATCCGTGGCACCCTACCGGACCGACGACTACCCATCGCAGCTCACTTTGCTCCACCGCCTCTACGCGCACTCCCGAATGTGGCCGATATGGTATGAATACCCCGACCATGACGCGAGCCGACTCGACTACATGCCGTTCGGCGCGCCCGCAAGCATCGGCATCGACGACACGGCGAGGCTCACCGTGACCGATTGGACGGGGGAGACGCTGGACGGCCTCGACGCCGCCGACATCATCACCGACGACGACCAGACCATCATCATCCCCGAACCCGTCACCCAAATCACCATCCAGGGCAACACCGCGAAATCCAAGGACGGCGCCCTGGAATTCGACGACCACGACACCGACTTCACCGGCCTCGGCAAACTGCCGGCCAACCTGACCATCACGCAATCCAGCATCAGCGCGGAATCGGACGTGGTCTCCGCCGACAACTCCGACGGCGTATGGGGCAGAGCCGGCGGCACCGTGTGGACGCCATCGGACGACGAACGGGAGGCGTTCGCGCAACTGCTCGTCTCGATGGACCGGCGACTGCGCCCGGACACCATCGTGTTCGACAGCCGGAAACTCAACCCCGCCACGCACGCCCGCCTCTACCTCACCGCCAGCAGCGGGCCGCTCGTCATCCAGGGTTCCATCGCCTCACGGCTCGCCGGCGCCGACGCCAAACCAGCATCCGGCGGCGCATGGGCCAGCACCGGCGGCACCCTCACCTACCAATGGTCGAACGGCCGGCCCCGGCTCCGCAACGAGGTCACGCTCTGGCCACTACCCGTAGCCGCCGAGACCGCGATCACCTGGGCGAGCATGGGAGCATGGCCAGCCATATGGCGGGGGCG